AGCCACGTTTGTGCCAAAAGACGCTATTTCCTTTCGAGGATTTAGCTCTACATAGCAATAACGAAAATACAAGCTTCCTACAATACAGTTAATAATAACTGTAAGAGGATGACCGGAGGGATTTGATCCAAAAAATTGCATCAAATCACCATTGAAGTTAACAAATGAAAAGGCCACATCCTCAGCTACCACCTGGATGGTATTAACATGACCCTCACTAGCACCTGAGCGCTGCACAAGTATCCGTATAATTCGGAAAGCTTCCATAATAACTATAGACCCCATGGACTTATCAAAAGTCTTAAAGTCACCAGCTATCAATCGATTTTCTCCAAAACGAGTCACAAATTGGTAAATACGCTCCCACTCAAAAGAGGTAGCATTAGTACCAGGTGCACACTCGAATAGATACTTGTTCAATTGCATCACTCGAACAAATGGGAGAAGAGCCATCCTTACACAAGTGCTCCAAGCGAATGGACCACCCATAAATAAACGACTCTTCTGGGCCTTCACTTTGTGCAAAGGTAACGCCTCGTCTTTAAGGTGTTGCATAAAGACAGGTGAAACGCTCACACCAAGTTGCATTTTATCCCAACACTCTTCTATCTCTGCTTTGATAGTATCATCAACCACCACAGGGTGTTGCCATATATCATCAGCAGGGATACGCATTACAAAATTGCGCTTTGTAGAATTGTGGGGATAGCCAGCACTGGTACTGAAATTCATCGAGTCAATAAATTTCACACCAGGAAAACCATTCAGCGCCACAGACAATGGAAGTGGATTCCTCAATTCCTTGTGGAATTCCTCAGGAAGATCTACCCAGATCTTTTCCAAAAAGTTATCACCACAAGCCCGCAGAATATCGGGTTTAAAAGTCATTGATTTCTCCACCATGGGTTTAATACCTAAATGCAAAGGCATATAACCCTTCATTGGGGCAGGAGCAAACTTTCGCTCATGCCCCAATTCCAAAAGTCTCTTCGTGAATAATGTATCACAAGCAGTGCTCTTTGGTTGCCGTTTAAAGCCACCAAAAGACCCAAACACTTGCAAACTTCCTTCTTTAAAGAAGCGAGCAGTGCATCGAGGACTAATGGTGGTAGAAAACTGTGGCCCAAGAAAAGGAATTTCAGCTTCCACCACAGGTGTAGCAAAATATTCCAAAGCTTGATCAACAACATCACGTGTGACAGGCATAGCCACACCGATATTCCGTTGCCCTCCCAAGGCATGAATCCCGGCAAGAATATAGGCATTTGGTTGTTTAACCAAAATAGGGGAGCCACAATGGCCACCCTCAGTATCTTGCACAAAACGGGATGCCACAACCTCAGTAGTGATACCGAATTGTTCGATAAACTCTTCTGAGACTGATGATCGGAAGGACTCCAACTGTGAAATCTGCCCATTAGCATTACGGATAAGCAGACGCCCAGGAGCGTCACACTTAAAACCTTTCTGCTTAGGCAATAACTCAAGAATATTGCGACGAACGGGCATATGCAGAATCTCAAAGAAGGCAAGTTCCAGTTCCTGTCTAAAATAGACACTAGCACGAGCCATTTTGAATTGCACATTCCCATTGCAACCCTCAAAGTTATTCTCATGTATCACCTGCAACATAAAGTGATCCACATTTGGGATCACATGAGCAGGGGCAACATAAAGATGACCAGCTAGACAGGTGGCACGGAAAACGGTGTGCTTCGTTTCCCTATGTGTGGTTCGACACCACACAACATTTTTTGCAGCTAGACTTGCTGCCTGAGAAAAATCAAGAGAACTCCAAGATTGAGACAACCTACCTAAAAATTCAGATGGGCAATAGTCATCTTTCTTCCAGACATTCTCCTTTTCTTTCTTTGGCTCTGGCATGACACCAACATCATCAATACCCTGAGGTTCTTGCTCTGTTAGCTCTGGAAGCTCCTTTTGAAGGAGTTTCCATGTAATACCATACCCAACCAGGACACCAATTCCCAGCATAAGTTTTTTAAGTGTTGGCTTAAATTTCTCGTAAGCAGTATAAATAGCACCCATGAGGATGCTTTTTATCGCTTGCCGCGACCAAATGCCAAACTTATTTTTAACAGCCTGCTTCGACCTCACAAACATACGTAATGTAGTATTGGCAACCAAATCTCCTGGAAAATTAACCAGGTTAGGATTGGCGTTCAAAACCTCACCGGCACATTCTGCTGTGAATTTCGAAGCATGATAAGCCCCATAAGCTACCAAAGCATGCCCAACCAGAGTGGATAAACCAGCTCCTTGCACTTGCAAGGAAGGTGGATCTCCACCCTGGGGTACTAGCGGCAAACAACCGCATGCGGACATCGGTATACTATGCATAACACATAGATTTACATGACGAACCGCAGTCTTTGTAGCCATAAATTTTGTCTGGCCAGCCCTGTGTTCTGACAACCATTCGTTATATTTGAGAATAAACTCATATATCTCACTGGTCTGAAGAATCACAGGCGTGGTTACAGTTTCTTTACCG